CCGCGATGCCCTCGCTGCCCGCGCTGCCCGCGCTGCCCTCGCTGCCCGCGATGCCCGCGATGCCCGCGATGCCCTCGCTGCCCGCGATGCCCGCGATGCCCTCGATGCCCGCGCTGCCCGCGCTGCCCGCGCTGCCCTCGCTGCCCGCGCTGCCCTCGCTGCCCGCGATGCCCGCGATGCCCGCGCTGCCCTCGATGCCCTCGATGCCCGCGCTGCCCTCGATGCCCGCGATGCCCGCGCTGCCCGCGCTGCCCGCGCTGCCCTCGCTGCCCGCGATGCCCGCGCTGCCCTCGATGCCCGCGATGCCCTCGATGCCCGCGATGCCCGCGCCTTACATCGATTCGCGTCGTGGTGTGTCCATCGCGGCTGGTGGTGGTACTCGTGGGATTTGTCTTGGATCACGACCACGCTCATCGGGAGCCAGCAGACTGGCGTCACGATTCCGTGGTCGCGGCCCGTGTTCGAGGCCTACGTCGCGGGCGCGTGGATGTTGTTCTGGACGGAGGACACGCTGTATTGGGTGGCGAAACCGCGTATCCATGTGGAGCACGTGGGCGATCAGCGGCGTCTGCACTGTGAGACGGGGCCAGCCGTGGAGTCCGACGTGGAGGACCTCTACTTCTGGCACGGCGTCTTGGTGCCGTCGTTTGCGGTGCTGCGCCCTGATCTCATCGAGCCCGCGCATGTGCAGCAGGAGGAGAACGCGGAAGTCCGGCGCGTGCTGATCGAGCGCATGGGATGGGACCGCTGGCTGACGCAGAGCGGTGCCGTGCCGGTGCAGTCGGATCGCTTCGGTGATCTCTATCGCGTGGAGATGGACGGTGCGGTCCTGGGCGTCGCGGTGGTGACAAACAGCACGCCAGAGCCGGATGGGTCAATCAAGAAGTACGCACTCCTGGTGCCGAGCGAGCACGAGACGTGTCACAGCGCCGTGGCGTCCACGTTTGGGTTGACGGCAGCGCAGTACTGTCCAGTGGTGGAGACGTAAGTGTCCGTCTCCGATCTCTTCGCGTGGTCTACGCCGATGTTCAAGCATCAGCAAGCCACCCGTGTGGATGCGCGATTGGAACGCGAGGCCCACGCCGCCAAGGACGAGCGCCGCTGGAACGCCGAGATCGACGCGCGAGATGGCCGGCAATGTCGGGCCTGCGGCAAGCACACGGACCCGGACGCGACAGGACTCCTGAGAGGGCATCGGGCGCACATCGTGTATGCGAGCGCGGGGGGCAGCATGGAGCCGAGCAACAGGGTCACACTCTGTGCCAAAGACCATTCTGCCGAGCACAAGGACGACCTGCGATTCACGCCACTGGGCGGGCCATACGAAGGCGTGGACGCGAATCAGGGCATGGAATTTTGGCGCAGGGATGCTGAGGCTGGGTACTTCTATTTGTCGCGGCGAGAGCTGGCGCCGCATGTGGTGGAGAAGGATTGAGCGTCCACGGGGTGCGCCATATTCGCGTGACGTTGACCGAGGGTGGCCTCGTGGTCGCCTTCACGTTGGACGGCTCCGTACAGTGGGAGAGGGTCGCGTGATGGAAAAGATCCAGATGCGCGCTGGCGAATCCTTGCCCCTCTTCACCGACCCAGCCACCGCGTCGGCGGTCGTCGATGCCCCGGAAGAACCGTGCCTCGGTACCACGACCACCGAGCTGCTCACGGGCTTCTGTGTGGCCAACGGCGCCGGGTTGTTTCTCTGCGACGACATGACGTGGGCGAAGGAAGACGAGTGCGGGCGCGACCAGTTCGTGGCGGTGTTCAGTTGTTACGTGCGCGCGGCGAGGCGTGCGCGCTGGTGGTATCCGTGGTCCTTCGTAGTGCCATGCCGATGACGCGACAAGAGCAAGGGCGCTTGCGGACGCTGGCGTATCGCGCGAACACGCCTCAGGAGGTGCAGCGGCAGCATCTCGCGAAGGCGCGGGCCACGCGATGGATTCTGGAGGATCTCGGGAATCCTGACGCGAAGCCGTCACCGTCTCCGTTGTCGCTGCCGTATGTGGTGCGAGGGTTGAATGGGCGATCTGTTCGGACCTGACATCAGCGACGCGCCGATCGAGTCGATCGAGGAAGTCGGCAACACGATCGACATCTGGTCGGCGCAGTTCGTGAACCGGTGGGTCTTTCTGAAGCATCAGCGTCCGGCGGCGTTGAAGGAGTTGCGCGAGTTGCTCGACGCGGCGAAGCAACAGTCAGCGGACGTTGACGCCAGCTCGGAACCTGACGCGGTCGCGTCCGGCGGTCGAGACGCCCGCGTGCGTCCACGCGCGGATCTGGATCGTGGTCCGGTGCATCAGCCGTTGATCGGAGAACCAGCGCAAGTGTCGAAGACGGCTCTGTCCCCATCGGTCGGTGAGGCTCGATGCTCTGAGGCTGAGTCATCTGCCCCGAGCGGAGAACAAAACGATCCTCGATCTACGTCAGGGGTGATCTCTCTCATGAGTGACCAGCAGCAGGGAGAGCGATGAGGCGAGCTGCCCGCGTTGATCGGAACCAGGCCGAGGTCGATGAAGCCCTGGAGGTAATGGGCTGGCTGGTGTGGCCCACGTCGCAGCTCGGGAACGGCTTCCCTGATCGCGTGATTGCGAAGCATGGACGGCTGGTGTTGCTCGAGGTCAAGGACGGCACGAAGCCTCCGTCGAAGCGGGCGTTAACCGAGGACGAAGCGCGGTGTCATGAGTTGTTCAGGCGGCACGGGATCCACATTCACGTCGTGGAGAGCCTGGAAGACTTACAGCAACTCGATCGACACGCACGAGCCGTCTACGAAGGGATCCCAGAGCGGAACATGTACGAGAAGCCGAGTCTCAGTGAAGCGTGATGAACATCAGCCAAGAACGTCCCGCCGACGAAGTGAGCCCTGATCGCGCGGTGGACCTGATCGGGAATCTCCACGAGCGACTGCTCGACCGGTTGAAGACTCGCCCGATCCGTGAGCGGTTCGAGCTCGAAGGCATCGAGGCGACGCGCGCCGGCACAAAGGTGATTCTCGACGTGAAGTTCCGCACGCGGGAAGGACCGGCGGAATTGTCGTTCTGGGTGTCGGGTGACACCTATCAGTTCATTCGTCGGACGTTGACGGTCAAGGAGGTGGTTCCTGTGGGCAAGGGTAAAGGGAAAGGCGGCTACGGCAAGGGCAAAGGCAAGGGGTCGAACTGCTGATGCCGACCTGGGATGTCGCGCGATCGCGGCGACGGCTCGAGCAGTTGCTCGACGCGCTCGATCGTCAGCGGGATCAGGCGTGCGCCTGGTTGCAGCTCGTGCGGGCGATCGAGCGTGACCCTTCGTTACTGCAGCAGTCAGGGATTCGACGGCAGTTGAAAGCGGTCTTTCCAAAACGGAAGGCAGGGTAAGCGATGCAGAACGTGACATTAGACACGATCGGCGGCGGGGCGTTGCCCGAGTTGTTCGCCGCGGAACTGGCTCGGGTGCTGGCGAACATTGCCGACCCGAACACGAAGGCCGAGAGCAAGCGCGAGATCGCCATCAAGGTGACATTCGCGCCGAAGGCGGACCGCGACGTCGCGGACGTCTCCCTGGTGTGCAGCTCGAAACTCGCGGGTATCGTGAAGGTGTCCACGACGGTCTTCATGGGGAAGCAGGCCGGAAAGCTCGTGGCCGTCGAGAACGACCCGAGGCAATCGACATTGTTCGACGACCCGTCCGCGAAGCCGCAGCTCGCCGCGGTCGCCTCGATGAAGGGTGGTGAGTAATGGACGGCGAAGCGGTCAAGCAGTTGGCGGAACGGTTCCGCGCACCGATGGAGATCGCGGGCAACATCGCGTACCCGCAGGATTGGAAAGTGGTGGACCCGGCCACGATTCAAGGCCCGAAGCCTGAAACGCTGAAGGTCTACACGCTCGGCGCCGTGCGGGACTACTTGACGGCGAATCGTGACGATCTTGACCTTGGTAGCGTCTCGGTGCATGTCGTCAGTCCGCAGATCGTCACGGTTCACAGCATGTTGATGGGGGAGGCGAACATCAGGCACGAGTACGTGCAGGCGTCCGCGCTGAACCTCACCGATGGGTTCATCGGTAAGTTCATGCCGCTCGAAGAGTTCATCATCGGCCTACAGTCGCGATTCTCAGACGCGTTCGATAGGCCGGGCATCCTGCGATTGCTCGGCTCGGTGAAACAAGAAGCCGTCAAGACGACGACCGATGACGGGTACGCGCAGACGGTGACGGCGAAGGCTGGTGTTGCGCTCGTCACGGATGTGCAGATCCCGAATCCGGTCACCCTCGCGCCGTTCCGAACGTTCCGCGAAGTGCTGCAGCCGTCTTCTCCGTTCGTGCTGCGCGCGCAGGGCGGGAATCCGAATGCCTCGCCGCAGTTCGGTCTGTTCGAGGCAGACGGCGGCGCGTGGCGTCTCGTCGCGGTCGATCGCGTGCGGGATTGGTTGGTCGAGGCGTTGCCGAAGGACGTCGCGGTACTGGCCTGATGCCGACTTGTGCCCTGGTGTCCTGCTCGGAAGCCTCATCCTGCTGTCTGGAAGGCGGCTGTGTGCCCGATCGTTTCGGGACGGAGGTAGAGCCCATCTTGCCACCGAACGAGCTCAGGGCGGACGCCAGGGCCTTGGCGGGCACGAAGCCGCGGCCGTCACGTGACCCGCACACGATCAAGCGCAAGCGGAAGGAGTTGACGCGGTGAGCATCTTCGACGCGCCGCCGGTATCAAAGGCCGAGATTCGCGCCCATGAACAGCGGTTCAAGCACCAACCACCACAGCCGGCGAGTGTGCTCGGGATGTTGGTATGATCTGGCGAAAGCTTCAAAGTCGGAGCGCGCGAGTGTTGAAGCACCCGCACGCTCCTGACCACGCAACCTACGGGGAGGTCGCGATGGCTGATAAACGATCATATCCAATATCGACCCGGAGGCTTAAATGAGCTACGTCCGAGTCGATTCCTCAGTCCGCACCAACCGCAAATTCCTCCAGGCTGGACCGGCCGCGTCGTGGCTCTGGCTCTGTGGCACCGCCTACTGTCAGGAGACGCTGACGGACGGGTTCATTCCGTTCGAAGCACTCCGTTATCTCGGCGTCGAGCAACCGAAGCCGCTGATCGTCAAGTTAGTCAGGGCGCGATTATGGGAGGAGGTTGATGGCGGCTGGCGCGTCCACGACTATCTCGAGCACAACAAGTCAGCCGCAGACATCAAAACCATCAAAGAAGAAAAACGAAACTACGGGAAGAAGGGAGGCGAAGCATCTGGGCGAAGCAGAGTGCTGAAGCAAAGTGCTTCGGATGATTCAAGCACTCTGCTTAACCAGACGGTGAACCCGGTAGTAGCTGTAGCTGTAGCTGCTCCGGTGGTTGATGTTCTGGAAGGGGGTTCTCAGGGGGAAACCCTTCCGCCGCTCGACGTGTGGCTGCGCGAGTTGCAGCGGCAGTATCCCGAGCAGCGGGTCACGATCGGGCATCTCACGGAATCGGCGTTTCATCAGCAATTTCTGGAGGATCCGCGGCCTGCTGACGTGGTGTGGCGGGACATGCTCGAGGGCCTGACGAGCCAGAAGGGCGGCTACGAGTGGCGGGTTAAGGGCATGGTGCCATCGCTCGAGAAGTGGCTCCGCGAAGGCCGTTGGCGTCAGCGGCACGACGAAGCGCCGGTGTCTGCGGTGGTCAGCGAGAAGACCTCAAGGACGCTCACGGCCGCCGCGGAGTTCATCAAGGGAGGCCGCTCGTGACCCGCGACGAGTTCGTGGCGATCCTCTCGCCGCTGGTGCTCGGCATGCGCGCGGACTTCGATCAGCCGACGTGGTCGGCGTATTTCGCGGCGCTCCGGGACGTCCATCCAGCCCTGCTCGAGCACGCGGTAGCGGGCCTGTTGCGCGAGGCGCGCGAGTTCTTTCCGAAGGTGGGGGAGTTGCGCGCGGCGTGTGAGCGCGCAAGGCGCCAACAGCTCGCGCTGAACCCGCATGAGGCGTGCGTGGAGTGCGAGCATTCTCGAGGCTGGCGCTCGGTCCGTGTCGGTGAGGATTCGCGCGTGGAACGATGCCCATGTGTGTCGCGGCATCAGGAGAAACTGAAGGGACTTGGGTTGCTCGAGGCGGTCGCGGCGTTGCCTGGCGAAGTGGAGCGCGAGAGCGAACAGGTGTATCCGACGCTCGAGCAGTTGCCGGCGGATGTCCGTCAGAGGCTCGGGCAGATTGCCGGCCAGAAGGTGCTGCGATGAGCGCGTTGCCGACGAGACTCCGCGAGGCCGAAATGCTGGCGTACTTCTGGACGATGGTCCGCCGTGACGGGGACCGCATCAGATTGCTCGGGCAACTGGCCGGGGTCGTCATCGCGCGGCCGAGTGGTTGGAATCGCGGGGAGGTTCGCGCAGAGGTCTTACCGGCCGCCCCGCTCGAGTGTTTCTGTTGCAAACACCGCGGGCGCGTCATCGTGTGGCATCACGTCATCCAAGTGCAGCACGGCGGCAGCTCGAGTCTCCTTAATCTCGTGGGCCTCTGCGGCCAGTGCCATGCGCGCGTTCATCCGTGGTTGCCGCAGACCGTCAGGCGTCGCGGGTGGGTCCATGTGCGCGAGTTGATCGTGCCGTTCATGGATTGGCTCGAGCGTCGATTCTCGAGGAGCGCATGAAAGCCCCCTTCTGTGCCTGTGGATGCCGGCGACGAGTCCGCCGCGATCGGTACGGGTACTGGGCGCTGTACTTTGATGGCTCGAGATGTGGGCGCTGGCGGTTGCGGAGATCGATGGCGGGGCGGAAGCGGCCCCAGACACCGGACGCGCAGGAGGTAGGACGGTGAGCGACTGGCAACCCATCGCGACGGCAAAAAACGATGGCAGGAGTGTATTGGTCTGGTGGCCCGCGATGGACGATGAGCCGATGATCGCGTGGCAGAAGGACCTTCAGTGGCGCTCCGATGGCGTGATGTTTTATACGATTGGCCCGACCCACTGGATGCCTCTTCCTGCTCCGCCCACGGCCGATGACCCGCGCTGATCTCGCCAAGCCCGGCCCGGCGATTCGCCTCCGCGAGGTGTCGAAGCTGTCCGGATTTGGGCGCCAGAAGCTCTACGCTGACATCGATCGCGGGCTACTGGCGGCCCACCAGGTGCAGTGTGGGCGACTCTGGTACTGGTATGTCCATCGGCGCGACGCGCTGACGTACCTCCGCGAATACGCGCGGCTGGCCTCGTAATGCTTTCCCGTGAAACACAAGAATAACCTGCCGTTCCTGTAGAACCAGACATCGCAATTTCCCAACTCAGGCGCACACTGCAGCCCATGCGGATTCTGTTCGCGTTGGTGTGTCTGTTCATTGCGGCGCCGGTGTTCGCGCAGACCAACCCGGTCCCAGCTGGTCAGCCGTTCAACGTGGACTTCGACCACGACGGCCAGAACGTGACCGGATTCCAGTGTGTGCTCGACGGCAAGCCGCTCGGCGCGGTCCTTCCGGCGACCGCGCGACGCTGCGCGATTGCTGGACTGGCCGCAGGACCGCATACTGTGGCCGTCGAGGCGGTCAACGCCTTCGGCGCGACGGCAAGCCAGCCCTTGTCGGCGACGGCTGGTACAGCCCCTCAGGCGCCGACGAACTTGCGGATCGTGGTGCAGGTTGCCGTGCAGTCCAATGGGGACGTGACGTTGCTCTCGGCGTCCGTGTCGAAAGAGTGACGCCACTCGTCGAGCGGGAACGACAGACCTACGAGAACCTGTGGGCCGTCCCTGATTACGCGAAGAGCTCTCCGGGGGCGCAACTCCTACCGCAGTTCTTGGATATGTCCGGCGCGGTGCCGGCGGGCGATCCGCACTGGTATGAATCACTCCCCGCGAATCCGTTCAGGTCGAAGCACCTCACGCGCCGTATACCGCAGACGGTATTGGACGCGGGCTGCGGGTCTGGCAAAGGCGCGGTGGAGCTTGCCAGGCTCGGCTTCGACGTGACGCTGTGCGACCTAACGGACGGCGGGTTGATGGACGAGGCCAAGGCGCTGCCGTTCTTCAGCCAATGCCTGTGGGATCCGATCGCGGCACGCCCTGACCGGACGTTCGATTGGGTGTACTGCTGCGACGTGCTCGAGCACATCCCGCCAACGTTCACGATGCTGGTGGTGAGCCGACTGCTCGAGGCCTCGCGCAAGGGTCTGTTCCTCTCGATCGCGCTGGTGGAGGATCACTTCGGGGTGTGGGCGGGACGTCCGTTGCATCTGTCGATGCAGAACTTCGTGGCGTGGCGGGAGCAGTTGGGCGCGTTGGGTCGGGTGAAGGAGTCGCGAGACTTGCTGAACACGGGTCTGTATCTGGTGGAGCCGCGATGCTGAACACCGCGGACATTCCTGTCATCCCGCAGATCATCGACTATGCCAACGTCGGCGTGGCCCATGAAATGGCCAACGGGCAGATGAACACCACTGAGGATCGGATCCTTGCGAACATCGCCTATGCCATCCGTCAGGGACATCCGCAGATCCGGACGGACAAGACGCGGCCCGATCGCATCTGCCTGGTGGGCTCAGGTCCAAGCCTGAACGACACCCTCGAGGAGTTGCGTCAGTTGGTCTGGGAAGGCGCCACGCTCGTGACGCTGAACGGCGCCTATCAGTGGTGCATCGAGCACAACCTACGCCCGCAGACGCAGATTGTGATGGACGCCCGCCCGAGTAATGCGCGCTTCGTCCAGCCGGAAGTCCCGCGGTGCAACTACATCGTGGCGAGCCAGTGCGCGCCGGAAGTCTGGGATGCCGTGGCGGGTCGGCCGCATGTGTGGATCTGGCATCCAGTGGTGAAATCGGCGGAAGAGAAACCCACGAAGCTGCTGGATGATTTCTACTTCGGCAACTGGATCGGGGTGGGCGGCGGGACCACGGTGGCGACGCGGGCGATGAACATGCTCCGCATCTGCGGGTACCTCCGCTTCGATCTCTTCGGGATTGATTGCTGCTGGAAGGACAACCAGCACCATGCCCTGCCGCAACCGGAGAACGATGGCGACCGGCGCACGAAGCAGCGGCTCACGGTCAGTGTCCGCGGCTCTGACGATGTCCGCGAGTTCTCCGTGTCGGCGTGGCACTGCAAGCAGCTGCAGGATTTTCTCGAAACCCTGCACACCAACGGGCACTTGTATCAGTTGACCGTTCACGGCGATGGCCTGCTGGCGCATGTCATCAACCAACTCGGGACCGTGCCCGACGCACACGACCTCACGCTTGAAAGGACAGACGACGATGGCGGCACAGGCATTCAAGCTCTATAACCGGGCCATCCGCAAACTTGGCGCCGGCACCATCACCCTGCCGGGTGCGGTGCGGGTGGTGCTCGTGGGATCGGCGGGCAACTTCGCCACGCGCACGCTGTCGCTGCTCAGTCAGATCACCGACGAGGTCACCGAAGGCAACGGCTACTCGTCCTCGGGCAAGGCGCTGGCGTCGGAGGTGTGGACGGCTGGCGCGAGCGCGGGGCAGATCAAGTTCGACGCGGCCGATCCGGTGTGGACGGCAACCGGTGGGGCGATCAACTCGATCAAGGCGTGCGTGCTGCCGATGTCCGGAGCGAGTGCGGGGGCGTGTCACCTGCTCGCGTTTGCGTCGCTGACGTCGAGCGCGTTCAACCTGTCGAGCGGCAACACGCTCACGCTGCAGTTCAACGCGTCGGGCATCTTCACGGCTGCGAATGCGTAGACCGTGGCTGCGTTCGCTGGCTGAAGGGGCCGGCAAGTACGCGGTGTCTGTGATTCGCGCCACGCCACGGCGGTGGCGCGAGACGGACGCGGATCTCGCGGGGTGGTGCGCACGATGGGCGTGGCATTGGGCGCGGCTGGCGTCGGAATAGCGCATCCCAACGCGACCTATGTGCGGTGGGGGTGCCGGCGCTGCGGTCATCGCGGCGGCATGGCCAGGACGACCGTGCCCTTCGACTTCTCGTTGACGCAGCAGGACAGTGCCAAGGATGTGATGTTCAAGGAACTCATCAAGGCCTTGGTTCGGAAGCACTATCAGCGGCAGCGGTGTCTGGCGATTGAGGCGGACTTCATCGTGGAAGAGTGCAACCCGCACGGGGATCGGCTGTGACGAAGTTGGTCTGCCGCCTGCTCGACGCGGAGAACCGTTTACTGGGCTGGTGCGCGCATGAAGCCGCGATTGCCGGTGATGGGTTCTTGCGTGCGGCCGGGCCAGTGGTGCTCACCGTTGACGTGAGTGGCGATCCGACCGAGGTGTCGATTCACTGGGCGGATCTGAACGTGGAGACGCGCGTGCCATTTCCGAAGACGCGCGTGTTAGACCGGATGCAACTCACCCTCTTTCAGCCGAACAGCCCGATGCTGCATGTGGGCGAGCCGCCGAAGCGACGTTTGCCTCCCGTGAGTACGCGGTGTGGGGCATCGATTCCTGTGCCGGTGGGTCAGGTGGGGTCGATGGGCTATGCCTAGCGTCCTCTTCCGCAACCGGCTCGATCCGAACCTGCCCGTATTGCGCACGATGGGCCGGGGCGTCGTGTCGCATACGGGCTATGCCTCCACTCCCACGGTGCCTGTGGCTGCAGCGACGCTGTGGGTCAATGCCTCAACCGGGAATGACAACCTGACGCGCGCACAAGTGCGGGCGGGTGGTGGGTCGCTGGCGTGGGCGACGATCGGCAGGGCAGTGTGGGGATCCAACGACAGAAATAATCCAGTGGCTCTCGAAGCAGCGGATGCGGGCGATACCGTCCTGATCGCCGCGGGCACCTACGGATCGAGCGTGCAGTTGAACGATCGGCTCGGGGTGCTCTACAACTGCGTCAACAACGGGACCGTGGGCAATCCCATCACCTTCACGGCGAACGGCGATGTGCGGATCGCCGCACACGCGCTGAACGCGGGCGTCATCGGGTCGGTCGCGGGCGAATACATCAAGTGGTACGCAGACCGGGTGACCGGGACGTTTCTGATTACCTGCGACGGTCGGTTCACGAGTAGCCCTGTCAGCATCACCGGCAGTTCCGCCTCTAGTGGCGTGCTGACGATCACGGCACCGAATCATGGCCTGACCAACGGGCAAGTGGTCCTCATTCGCAATCACGCCTCAACGCCAGCCTTCCCCACTGGGGTCGGGAACGACACCCCTGTCACGGCCACCTTGGTCAACGCCAACACGTTCTCAGTGGCCGATCGGACCTACACGGCGGGCGGTGGGGCTACCGGGGACATCAGACCGTTCTACGACACCAAGGCCGACACGACGGTTGTGAACACCACCCCGGATACAGCCCCTATCGTGCTGGTCGGGTCGGAAAACTGTTGGTTTGAGGGGTTCGATATTGACGGTGGGTCGCAAACGGACTATGCAGACAACTGGTCCGCGTTCCGGCTGGAGGGCACGCTCAACACAACGATTCGGAACTGCCTGATCGAGAACTTCCACAATATGTCGCTCTCCACCAACGGGTCAGGGATCAAGCACTACTCGTCGCAGGGCACGCTGGTGGAGTTCTGCACCATCAATAACACCGGCTCAGGGTTCAGCATCAAGGACAACGATGCGCTGACCTACGAGAACGGCTCGTACCTCTTCCGGCGCTGCCTCATCACGGATGTTGTCTCTGCGTTTTCGTGGTCGCAGACGGATGAACCCGGTGCTGGGGACATTACCGAGTGTCTCTGTACCGGCGACGGCACCGGGGACGCGTTGTTCATGACGGGCGGGGACATGAACAATGAGCGCGTCTTTAACTGCACGTTTGTCGGGTTCCGCGATGCGATCTACATCTCAACGCCACAATCGTGGAATGGTGTCAAAATCTGGAACAACATCTTCGCCAGCTCGTCGTCAAGAAGCATCGAATACGAAGGACAAACGTGTCCTGCGGCGACGTTGTGCAGCTATCAGCACAACGTCTATCAGCAGACCGGCAGCTTCTACGCCGGGAGCGATGGGGCGCGGACGTTTAGTAGTTTCAACGCGGCCTATCCCAGCCAGCACGCGCTCTCCCCCGTGGCGGTGTCGGCGGATCCGCTGTTTGTCGGGGGCGGGAGCTATCTCCTGCAGGCGAGCAGTCCGGCCAAAAATCTCGGCAGGCACCCGGATACGTCCGCGGTCGTTGACGCGGGCTGTTATCCCAGCGGTGTCGAAACCACGATCGGGCTGGAGAACTAATGGCGGCCACTCTGCGCGTACAGAACACGGGCGCGGTCGCGGTCGGCAATACGGGTAACTGCTCACTTGTTGGCGTGCAATCGGGTGACCTGATTGTCCTCGTCTTCCGCGAGGAGAACGGCAACCCGATGGGCACGCCCTCAAGCGACCTCGATGGCAACCTGACGCTCGCGATCAGCAGGAATGGTACCTCCGGGGCGGCACACGCGGCGATCTGGTTCCGCAAGAACTGCCAGACGGGCACGCACGTGATCACGGTGCCGACCAATGGTGGCAACACGACGTACGACTGGAACGCGAGTGCCTGGGGCGGCTGTGTGACCACCGGGACCGAGGACACCGAGAACGAGAATGGAGGGTCAAGTACGACGACCCTCAATCATGGGTCGATTACACCCTCCGCGTCGGCGCTGGTGATTGCGTGCTTGGGCTGCTCGCCTGACAACGGTGGCGAAACGCCAGGGGCCGACGGCATGACCGCGCTGGACATCAACGGCAGCGCCTCTGCCGGCAGGCAGTATTACCAGTACAAGGTGTCTCAGACGGCGGCGATTGACGGGGACCTCACGACCAGTAGTAGCGTGACCTACGACGCGGTGATCGCGGCATTCCTCGAGACCGCATCCTCGCCGGTGACGATTGAGCCCGGAGTTGGTTCGCAGCCCCATACCGGGCAGCAGGTGACGTGTGGCCTGGGTATCGGGATGCCTGACGTGCCGTAATGGCTGACATCTCCCTTCCCGCCGGGCAAATCAACATCAAGGGGCCACAGCAGCCCGACGTGGTGAATCGCTGGTTTGCCACGACCACGGGGATTGTCTTTACTGGCCTGGTCCTGACGCTGGGCATCGGGATTGATGTCCCGGCTGGGGCGCTCGTCCACACGGGCTACGCGGTCACGGAGGATTCATCCTTTTCAAATCCTGGGCGGATGGTGTGGCAAGGCCTGACGCCCAGCCTCGCGATTCAGAACACGCAGGTCACGGTCACGCCTGGTGCTGGGGCACTGACCCTCACGGGCCTCGCGCCTGCGCTGCGTATTGGCGACATCGCGTTCGACCTGCCCGCGGGCCAGATTGTCATCAAAGGCCCGGCGAGGCCGCAGGCGTTCTTTGCGATGCCGGTGGGCTCGCTGGTCTACACCGGGCACGTGCTGGTGGCGCTGGTCGATACCCCCGGTGCGGCGCTGACGATTCCGGCTGGCTCGCTCGTCTTCACGGGTCAGGCGCCGGTGCGGATCGTCAACCAGGATCTCGCGATCCCGGTTGGGTCACTGGTGCTCACGGGTGGGTATGTCGGCGTGCAGTTCATGCAGCCGGCGGCCGGCTCGCTGCAGTTCACGGGCCACGCCCCATCACTGGCGGCGCAGACGTACTTGATTCCGGTCCCACGAGGCCGCATCGAGTGGGGGCAGGCGGTCCTCGTCCCCACGGTGTTCCAGGCGCACATCCGTGCGCTGGGCGCTGGGCAGGTCGTCCTCACAGGCGAAGAGCTGAACGTCTCCACGCCGGGCACCATTGTGTTGCCCACGGGGGCATTGGCGCTCACGGGCCAAGCGTTGACGATCGATTGGGGAACAGGCATTCCAAAGGGCTCATTGGTGTTCACGGGTCATGCGCTCTCGTTCCCAGCCACCAGCGTGGTGCACGAGATCGACGGCCGCGGCAGCTTTGCGCGGAAGATTTACGGACGAGCCTCGAGCACGACGGGCTCCAGTGGGCGAGGGTCATTGTGATCACGTTCAACATCGATGAAGACGACGATTTCTTCGTGGGCGAGGACAAGAGCCTGATTGTCACGGTGTATCAGCAGGACAAGCGTACCCTGCAGAACATCACGAGCTGGTCGCTCAGTTGGATGCTCAAGGAGCACCTGAGCGATGCCGACAACGTCGCGCTGCTGACCAAGACCACGAGCTCGGGCATTACGCTGACCACGCCCACCTCAGGCGTGTGCACGGTGAGCATCGCGGACACGGACACGGACAGCATCGTCCCGGGTCGTTACTATCACGAGCTCAAGCGCACGGATGCGGGAAACGAAACGGTCCTGAGCCACGGACGTTGCGTGCTCAGGCGGGGCGTGCACCGGTCATGATGTTCACGATGGGCGTTGTCGTCGCCGTGGTGATCACACTCGCTGCCGGACTCGCGTATGCCGTGGTCGTTGGCGTCGCGTGGGCATGCTGGCAGGTTCAACGCTGGCACTGGCAGAGGTCGCGCGTGACCACAACAACATCACTGGATGATTCGGTGACGTGGCTTGGCAGCGATGGCACGGTCCGCCGGTGTTCAACGCGCACATGGTGGCAGATTCGCTGAGCAGTGACATGGCTGACCCGCAGACCTTCATCGACTACGAGTTCCACATGGACACCGGTGACGTCATCGCCATCAGCCAGCAGGATGGCCGCGACACCGTCGAGTATGCCGAGGACGGCTCACGGACTACATTCAATGTGCTGACCGACAAGGACTTAACGGATACATGGGTCATCGTGAACGCCAAAATCGCGTGGGTCAAGCGCACCACACGCACGGTCAAGCCAGAGCCGCAAGTAGAGCGCAGGTAGAACCGCACCATGCGAGGCAGAAAAACCGGCGGCCGGATCGCAGGCACCCCCAATAAACGCACGCCAGAGTTCCGCGAGTTCGTCCAGCGCCTCCTCGGTCCACCCTCAGGACCCTACTGGAAAAAGGTCCAAGCCAAACTCGAAGCCGGCGAACTCCACCCCAGCTTGGAAGGCAAATTATGGGCCTACGCCCACGGAGAGCCAGACTCAGGCAGAACCGCCAGCACAGGTATCACCGTCAACCTCGGCTTCATGACCACAACCACACCAGAGGCGATCGCCCTCACCATCGACAGCCAACCCATCACCAGAACCACACTCGACAACATACAAAACATGCCGCCGGCGACTCGGGTTGCGATTTCTGATGGGCGAACTGACGATGAGCCTGGTTAACGTAATCAACTATTATGCGACGTAAGATGTTGATTTAGCTGGACTTTGCACAGGTTAACCCATTGACATCGACAGGCGAAAGCGAAGCACGCGAGGCGAAAGGGGCTGGCGAATCCAGGGCCAGCACTCTCCACATCAGACATCCGCAACCGATCTCCGGCCGGCTGGAATGCGCTGACAGGGCAGGTTCTGAATATCACTTACGGGAACTGTCCGGAATTGGGATTAGCGAAAACATTGAGGAAAAATGCGAAGTGTCCACGGGTGGGAGAAAGCGCCTGTGGCTGTAAGTGTGCGGAGTGGGGTGTTTGTGGGGATCTCGACGGCGGAGGCGCCGCGGTATAGCGAGTTCTGGGTGGGTGTGTTGGGGTTGCGGGGCGTGGCGGAGGTGCGGATTGCGCACGGGACGAATGTCGCGGCGAACCGGAATGTGCTGACGGAGGCGTTTCTGGCGAGTGGGCGGGAGTGGGTGTTCTTCGCGGATGACGATCAGGTGTTTCGGCCGGACACGGTGGTGCGGTTGGTGGGGCATGGGGTGCCGGTGGTGTCTGGGCTGTATGTGTCGCGGCGGGTGCCGTTTCTGGGGCATGTGTTTGCGGGCGAGCGGAATGCGCATGGGGAGGCGCTGCGGCTGCGGTTGACGGGGGGGCATCGCGGGCTGGTGCCGGTGGAGGCGACGGGGGCGGGGGCGTTGCTGGTGCATCGGCGGGTGGTGGAGGCGCTCGAGCCGCCGTATTGGCGACTGGGGCAGATCCAGCCGGAGGCGTGGGGGGACGACATTGATTTGTGTCGGCGGGTGCGGGCGGCGGGGTTTGAGATTGTGGTGGACGTGGAGACGTGGGTAGGGCACAAGCGATCGGTGACGCTCTGGCCGACGCGGACGGCGGAGGGGTGGGGGACGTCGATTGTGGCGGAGCAGTGGGAGATCGGACGGATCCCGGTACCGGATGCCTAGTCCGCTGGCGTTCACGGTGAATGGGGAGGTGTTTTACGACCCGCATCCGGGGCGGCAGGCGGAGATTCTGGCGTTATTGCGGCGGCGGGTCGCGACGGAGGAGGCGGCGCCGCGGAACGTGTTCATTCGGGGGAATCGGGGTGGGGGGAAGAGCCGGTTGGTGCGGGCGTTTCTGCATGCGTGTGCGTTGGCGTTTCCGGGGTTCAAGTATGTGGTGGTGCGGCGGAACATGCCGGACTTGAACAGCAACCATTTGATTTACCTGGACGGGGAGATGCGGCGGTTGGGTGGGGACTATGTGCAGACGCCGTTCCCGACGTGCCGGTATCGGAATGGGAGCCTGGGGTTTTACCGGCAGTGTGAGGACTTGAAGGACGTCGAGAAGATCGTCGGGTCGGAGGCGGCGGTGCACTTTGTGGATGAGGCGCCGCAGATTGCGTGGGAGCAGTTGCGGACGATGGCGCCGTCGCTGCGGGTGCCGAAGTTGGCGGATGGGCGGCAGCCGTACCGGACGATGTCGATTTACGGCGGGAACCCGATTGGGGAATCGATTGAGGAGTTGGACCGGTATTGCGTCGAGAAGGACGTGAGCCGGGAGGACGACCCGGAGTATGACCCGGCGGATTGGGCGACGGTGGAGCTCAAGCTGGAGGACAACCCGTCGTTGGATCCGGTGGAGTACCGGAAGCAGTTTGCGGGGGTGCCGGCGCATTTCCGGGCGGCGTGGGTGGATGGGGTCCGGATGGACGCGCGGACCTTGTTCCAGGTGCAGAAGACGAAGGACGGGCAGCCGTATCACTACATCCAGGAGTTGCCGAAGGTGGCCGGGGTGCCGCTGCTGAAGGTGCCGTGGCTGCAGGTGTATCGGGCGTTTGACATGGGGTTTTTCCCGGATCCGGCGGTGTGTGTCTGGCTGGCCGTGGTGGGGAAGCGGATTATCGCGATTCACGAGGGGACGTGGTTCAAGACGGTCGCCAAGGATTTGGCGGCGAAGTTGATCGAGACGCAGCGGGAGCTCGTGGGGGAGACGCCGTGTGTCATGACCTATGTGGACCCGCAGATTGACGTCCGGACGGGCTCGGATACGGTGACGGTGATGGATACCTTGGAGATGGCCGGGGTGCCGTGCGAGGCGTCGATCAATGACCGGGTGCTGTATGCGGACGCGATTCATGGGTTGCTCGGGGAGGAAGTCGAGCCGGGGGTGCCGCGGTTTCAGGTGTATGAGCCGGGGTGCCCGATGCTGGCGCGGTATCTCCCCAAGATGCGGTGGGACGAAAAGAACCCGCGGAAGATGGCGGATCACCGGTGGGACCACTGGATTGTGGCGCTGGCGTATTTCGCGATCTCGAGCGGCGTGTTGGCGATGAGCAGTGAGAGTCGATCGGCGGCGGAGCCGATCTGGATGCAGTGGATGCGCGAGGCCGACGGGCGTCCGCGCGGGAGAGCACGAGCATGAGTGGCGCACCTGAACAATCAACACCCATGAGCACGTCCGACATCGTCGCCGATGTCGTGGAGACGTCCGAGCGTACCGAGAGCGTGCCGGAGTCCTCGACACCGGAGCCGACCAGTACCCCGACTGAACCTGCCCCAGAACCGAGCGCGGCGGCGAAGTTTCTGATCGCCCAAGGGCACAAGATGGGCAAGCGCCCGGACGGCAAGACCGACCTGGCATGGCTGCCGTTCACCACGATCGAGAAGGCCCTCGACCGGTATCTCGATCAGCACCGGACAACCTGGACCAGTGAGCGGACCTCGCTGGCCGGCGAGCGCGACACGCTCAAGCAGCAGATCGACGCGCTGCGCGAGATGGCGGCACGGGACCCGAAGGCGTTTCTGACGGACCTGGCCAGCGTCTATCCGCAGTATCAGACGTTTCTGCAGCCGCAGCCGGCGCCGCAGGCCCAATCGCGCCCGGATCCTGACATCGATCTCGGGAACGGGCATCGCACCTACTCGCCGGATGGCTTGGCGAAACTGCTCGAGTGGCAGGTCGCGCAGATCGAGGCGAAGTACGAAGGCAAGCGCCAGCAGGAGACGCAGAGCGCGCAGGAACGCGAGCGCGCTCTGCAGAAGATCCACGAACGGTCGCAGGCCCAGATGACCGAGGCGCAATCGTGGCCCCTGTTTGGAACGTTCGCGGCCGATGGGTCGCTGACGCCGTTTCAGGAGGAGGTCTTGACGGCGCTCAAAGCGGACAAATCGCTGGATCTGCGCGGGGCCTATATGAAGGTGGCGATGCCGCGGCTGCTCGAGGACGACGCGAAGAAGCGCGAACGCTGGGCGGCGGAAGTGAACGCGGCCCCGAAATCGACCTCGGTCCCGCGCACCGATGGCATCCCCCAGAACACGGGCAAGCCGCGGGAGACGCGCGACGTCGTCCGGAGCGTGATCGAGTCCTTGGAACGTCAAAGGTCTTGACGTCGTCAAGGCCTTGACGGATACTCGACCGTAGCACGTTCGTAGGGGTACCTGCCTGCCCCTCATCAGCAGGGTTTTTGGCTCTCCTGGGCCTCACTCAGGACACCGACAACCCGTTTCTTCCTGATGAGGGCATATGGCAGTTCCATTTACCCAACTCGTGGCCTCCACCTTCGATGCGGTGGCCAACGAGAAGAACAAGGCGGCCGACCAGTGGTCGGATTCGTCCTTCCTGAATCACCTCGAGAAAAAGGGCGGGGTCAAGCGCATCGCGGGCGGCGCCACGCTGCAGATGTCGCTCGACTACCGCGTGAACTCCGGCGCGGATTTCCTCGCGACGGACATCACCCCGACCTCCACCAGCAAGACCGACATCCTGACGGCGACCGGCCCGTCGTGGGCCACGCTCGTGGTGCCGACGAACTGGACGTTCACGGATGAGGCACTGAACTCCGACACCAACCAGAAGGTCGATCTGCTGACCTCGCTGGCCGACAACGCGATGACCTCGCACGATTACACGATCGAGGCGGGGATGTTCGCGTCAGCCGCAACGGACGGCTTTGCCACCTTCGAAGAGCTGTTCACGGAGAACGGCGAAGGCACCGTGCAGGGCATCGTCTCCGGCACGGAAACGTGGTGGAAGAACCAGTTTCTCGATTGGGACACGCACACGGGCGCGACCCTGCTCGCGGACTACAACACGCTGTACTTCCGCTGCGCGAAGGGATCGGACGGGCGTCAGCCGAACGTGGTCGTCACGAACTCCACGCTGTACGGCGCGTTCCTCGGTGCGAACCAGGCCAATCAGCGGTTCCTCGAGGCCACCGGCACCACGCTGAAGTACGTCAAGTTGATGAACGCCGACTTTATCTATTCGGCGGCCATCACCACGTCGCAGGATTCCGCGTGGATGTTCAACACCAATGACACGGCGCTCTTCGTCGTGAACAACGCCTTCCGCAAGCGGCGCGATCCGATCGACTTCTCGGCCGCAGCCATGGTCAACATGAAACTCTTCTCAGTGCTCCAGCTCGCGACCCGTAACCGGTCGCGCGGCGGGAAGCTCTTCACGTAGGGGGACGACATGGCTGTCTGTGTTGACTCGCATCCTGCGGCCGGCGCGCACGACGAGGTGCATACCTCGCAACTCAATCCGCTCGGGGCCGTCCGGCTGTTTTCGGATGGCAACTACTACATTTACCTAAAGGGCGTCACCAGTTGCGCGGACGGCCTGACGGTGGTGTATCAGCCCGGTGTGTGGACGGCGGTCCTGATCGCCACCACCGTCAAGGGCAGCGTCGCGATCGCGCAGTCGGCGGTCGATGCGTCCACCAAGTACGGGTGGTTCCTGCACATCGGGTCGGACGTCATCACCGTGCGGACCGCGTGCACGTCCAACACGGCGCTCTTCGCGGGCGGCGTGGCGGGCTACGTGGACGTCGCCGCGGTGAAGGGCGACCAGATCATGAACCTGTGGATCCGCAACGCGGCCGGCGCGGTCGGCTCCGCACAGGTCCAGATCGATCGCGCGTTCATCGGGCAGTCGAACGAGTCCGTTGGATGAAGAGCGTCATCATGGGGGGCTACCGCCATACGGTGGAGTCCCCCAGATACCACTTTCCCGAGGCCGAGCTCTGGCTGCAATCCACGAGTGCGCGGGCGTGGGACTGGATTCTCTACGACTGGTCGCGGTGGTTTGACATCCACACGATCGAGCCGCAATCGTTCTACCCCGGTATCAAAGCCATGCGGCCGGATGTGCTGTCGTGGTACCACAAGCAGGGGAGCGAGCGGCCGATCTACTTCACAACGACGTACCCGAACATCCTCGCGAGCCGCGCCTATCCGATCGACCAGATGATCGCGGAGTTCGGCCCCGGGTATTTCGGGTGCCAGCTCGATTACATGGCGGCGCTCGCGCTCAGCGAAGGCTTCGACCGCTGGATTCTGTACGGCATCGGGCAACCGTACGTGACGGATCGCACCGGACCGCAGGCGGCGAAGTGGTACCACTACCACTCGACCTTCCTGCACTGGCTGCGGCTCGCGAATGCGCGCGGCGTGGAAATTCTGTTCGATACGCCCGCATCGAACCTGATCACGCCCGCGATGGTGCTGGACAGGGACCAGTACCCGACCCCGGCGCCGAACCCGCTGCGCTACGGCTACGACATGGGCATCGAGCGGACCGCGGCGGCGCAGGTCGATGGGTACGCGTACGCACACCAGTGACGGAGGACGACATGGCGAAGAGGGACGAGGACGGCGCGAGCGATATGACGTCGCTCGGGCAGATCATCGGGCAGGCGGTGGCGCAGGGTATCGCCCAGATCGCCCCACGCAAAGAGATGCGCGAAGGCGATCCGGAGTACGTGGCGCACCTGGCGTCATCGGGGTGGTACGACACCTTCGAACATCCGGTGTTCCAGAACGGCTACGAAGCCGAGGCCCGCGGCCTGTCCGCCGAGGTCCGGCATCGGGCCAGCCATCTAGAGGCCGGCACGTACATCAAAGGCCGTGTCCGCGTGGAAGTCGTGCAGGATCGCGTGTTCCTGAACTACCCGACCAAGGGCGACGCGATGCTGATCAACCGGGATTACTGGCGAGACTTCCCGGATCTCATCAATCAAATCTGGGCCGAGATGCAGGCGAAGGTCGCAGCGTAGTGCATGGCCGACGAGCAGCAGGCGACCTCCGATCCGTGGGCGTCGTGGCGCAGTCGCATTCAGGCGTCACGCCGTCAACGTGAAGACCGGATCGCGGTCTGGCGTGAAAACGTCGATCGCCGCAAGGGAGAACCACGCTCAGGCTCCGGCCAGACCACGACGCGCGTCAACAAAGACTGGTCACTGACCAAAGCCAAGTGCGCGCAGCTCTACTCGCAGACCCCCGAGATTCGCCTCACGCCTCGAGAGGGAGCCCCGCCTCCCATCGTGCAGGCCGTTCCCGGCTTCGGGCGACGGCTGAACGACACGCTCAAGGGCATGACGGTCGGCGACACCATCGGGGAGTGTCTGGTGGATGTGATCAACGCCTCCGGCATCGGGGGCGTGATCATCTCCTGCGAAAAGCTCACCGAAGTGCGGGAGGTGCCCGCCATCGATCCACAAATGGCGGCGATGAGCGGCATGCTGGACGTGCCGACCATGCCCGTGCAGGCGATTACGGATGTCGCGTATCTCTCCGATCGCGTGAGTCCGGGCGATCTCCTGGTGCCGTCCGACTTCACCGGCAGCAACTACGACCACGCGCGGTGGTTGGGCCATGACGGGCGGATGACGTGGCCGCAGGGCAAACAGAAGCTCAAGCTGACCGAGGAGCAGAAGGAAAAGGTGCTCAGCGGGGATCTGCGCCGGCGGAACAACGAGCAGACGTTGAACACGGACACCAACGCCTTTCACGATGGCGAGTACGTCCACTTTACCCAGCTCTTTTACTGGCGGCACTACTACCACGAAGAGGAAACCAACTTCTACGCGCTGCAGCGGATGGTGTTTGTGGACGGGCTCGAGGAGCCGGTCATCAACGAGGAGTATCAGGGGCAGGCGCGGCAGCCGGACGGGTCCATCGTCGGGATGCGGCGCAACCCGATCCAGGTCCTCACGCTGACGTACATCTCGGATGATCCGCTGCCGCCCTCGGACTCCACCATTGGCCGGCCGCAGGTGGACGAGCTCGAGGCCTCGCGCGATGCGATGGTGCAGCAGCGGAAGCACTCGATCCCGATCCGCTGGTTCGATCCCAATCGTGTGTCCGCCAATACCCGCGCGCTGCTCGAGAAGGGCACGTATCAAGGGCTGGTGCCGACCAATGGCCCCGGCGACCGCGCGATTGGCGAAGTGGCGCGGGCGACCTACCCGGCCGAGCGATTCGAGTTCGATCGCGTGATCAACAGCGACCTCTCGGAAGGCTGGCAGGTCGGGAGCAATCAGGCGGGCAACTTCGCGAGCGGGGAACGCTCCGCGAGTGAAGCGCGCATCATCCAGCAGAACTTTCAGACGCGGGTGGGGCAGGAGCGCGACAAGGTCACGCGGTTCCTCGTCAACATCTCGGAGTGCATCGCGGGGCTCATCGCGATCCACGGCGGTGAATACGGCCTGCCGAAAGAGATCGCGGGGCAGGTTACCTACGACGTGCGCGTGGACTCCACCGTCCGGATGGACGCGGAGTCGCGGATCGCGCAACTCGATGCGTTCGTCAACAAGTGGGCGCAGAGCGGCTTCCTGAATCCCAAGGTCATCGCGCAGGAGTGGGCGGATCTGGCCGGCATCCCGCCGGAGGCCATTGTCGATCCGCAACCAAAGGGACCGGAGCCGGTGAAGTTGAGCGTGAGCAAGGCCGAAGATCTGGCCTCGCCGCTGTTCCTCGCGTGCCTCATGGCGACCAATCAGGCGCCGTCTCCGGAACACATCGCCGCAGCGGTGAGGCTGCTTAACGAAGCGTCGATGGGGATCGTGCCCATCATCCCGCCACAGGCGCCCGAGAGCGAGCCGGTTGGCGACAACGTCAAGCGGCCCGGCATTCAGAACGCCGACTGGCAGGAACAGCCGCGCATCAACAAGCGCGACGAGGATGGGGGCGCCTGATGCGGATGATCGACGCGCGCTGCGAGACGTGCGGGCGCACCTGCGAGTTTCTGCTGCGCGAGGGCACCGTCTATCCGGAGTGTTGCGGGGCGCCGATGGTGCGGGTCTATCTCCTGCGCGCGGCGAAGGTGCAGGGCGACGACATTCCCGGCGGCATCGAGATCCTGCACGGCATCTGCAATGAAGACGGGACGCCGAAACGCTACTACTCGAAGTCCGCGATCAAGCAGGCGTGCGCGGTCAAAGGCGTGATGCCGTACCACGACGTGTATGCCGAGGGCGGCAATCAGACGCTCGCGGATGCGCGGCACCGTGACGACTGGCTGAAGACCTCAACCGCGCGACGCGCGAAGCGTGACCGGGACGAGGCACGACGGGAGAAGGCACACCGATGACCTTTGAGCAAATCAAAAAGGCCATCAAGGACTATTGCCACCTGCAAAGTCAGGAGGCCGATACCCGTGTTGGTGAGGCCATCAACCGCCACTATCGGCGCGTCACGTCCACGTGCAACATCGACACGGCGCGGTTCGTGACGCGATCAGTCTCGACCACGACCGGTGTCCGCACGGTCACGTTCAGCAACATCGAAAAGATTGACCGCGTCATTGACGCGACGGACTCTGATGCGATCCGGATGCTGAGCGAGATCAGCATGCAGGCGCAGCGGAGCCGCCAGCCGAGTGCGGGGCAGCCGGAGACCTGGGCGCTGCAGGCCTCCGGGGCGTCGTCAGTGACGATCCTGCTCGATACCGTCCCGCAGGAGGAGTACGACCTGCAGGCGGATGGCTGGTCGTCACTGGCCGATCTGCAGGCGAACGACGAACCCGCATTCCCGGAGTCCTTCCACGACATCCTCGTGTGTGCGGTGCTCGCGGAAGAACTCTTGCGCAAAGAGAAAGCCGACCTCGCGGATCGGATGGAGGCGAAGTCCGAAAAGCTGCTCTCGGAGCTGCGGTACTTCCTCGTGGATACCGCCGACCGCGATACGCGGCAGGGCAGCACGCCGGGTGGGCTGGGAACTGGTGGGACTGGCGGCGGTGGCGGCGGGTCGGTGGGTGGGTCAGCCTACACACAGACCGCGCTCGTCACCTTCGACCTCGGGGCCAGCGTAGCGCCGTTTGCGGTGGCGCAGGCCACGGCGGCGGTGGTCACCAATCTCGACGCGGACGAACTGGACGGCGAGCACGGCAGCTTCTATCTCGACCGCGCGAATCATACCGGGGCGCTGCAGGTCGAAGCCACCGATCTGGTGAACCTGACGACCAATACCCTGGTGGGGCGCGATACCGCCGGCACAGGGGCGGGCGAGCAGATCACGCTCGGGGCCGATCTCGAGATGAGCGGCGCGCAGGTCCTACGGGTGGCGGCGTTCACTGGTGATGTCACGAAGACGGCCGGCAGCGTTGCGATGACGATTGCGTCGGATGCGGTGACGACCGCCAAGATTCTGGACGACAACGTCACCGACGCCAAGATCCGCAACAGTGCGGCGTGTTCGGTCATCGGGCGCAGCGCCAACAGCACCGGCAACCCGGCCGACATTACCTCGAGCACCAACAGCACGGTGCTGGCGCGCATCAGTGACGCGCTGACGTGGGTGGCTGGGCTCGTCTTCGACGGTGCCGGCAAGGTCACGCAGATCGCGTTTCCGGCCAGTCAGTCGGCGGCGTCTGACGCGAACACGCTGGACGACTACGAAGAGGGCAGTCACACCCCGACGGATGCGAGTGGCGCCGCGCTGTCGTTCACGACGGCGGAAGGGGCCTACGTCAAGGTCGGGCAACTGGTGCACGTGTCGTGCATCGTGACCTACCCCTCCACGGCAGATGGGACGGCGGCGACGGTATCCCTGCCGTTCACGGTGCAGGACACCACGAACGACATCTATACCGCGATCTGCGAGAACAACTCCGGGACCACGGTGCTGAGTGTGCGGGCGACGAATAACACCGCGGCGGTCACGGTGAAGAACGCGGCGAGTGGCGCAGCGATTACCAACGCGAATCTCTCGACGCTGACGATTCGGTTTTCGCTGACGTACCGGGCGACGGCGTAATGGCGTTCACGATCACGTCACTCCGGGGCGGGATGAACGACACCGACCCGCCGACGGAGTTGGCTGAGGACCAGTGCACGGTGATGCAGAACGTGGAACTGCAGACGGCGACGATGGGCGAGCGGCGGCGCGGCGGGATCGGAATCGATCTCACCGGCAGTGCGCTGGCGGCCTGCGATCGCATCGTCTGGACGCATCGGCACCTGCCCACGACCGACCAGGCGGACGCGCAGTTCTGGGCGCTGGGGATTGATGGGACGAGCGCGGTCCTCGCCTACAAAGATACGAGCTGGCACACCATCACGATGGCCGATGCGCTGACGGTCGATGGAGTGCATGAGTACCAGATCGACGCCGTCAGTCTGCATGGGAAGCTGTTTATTGCCTACAAGAGCAGCGTCGATCGGCTACATGTGTTCGATCCGGCGACGTCCACGACGGCGCTCCGTCGTGTCGGGTTGGTGGAGCCGGGTGCCGCGCCGACCGCGGCGGACAGTGGCTCGGGGTCCTTCGCCACCACGCGCTATTACCGCACGCGCGAGACGGTGCAGGTGTCCGGCTCCACCATCTTGCGCAGTGAGCCCTCGGCCACGCTCACGAAGGCGCCGAGCGGCACTGGGTCAGGGCTGGACGTCACGAAGCCCGCGACGCTCAACACCAACTCGACCCATTGGGAGTTGGAAGCCTCGCTCGACGACGCCAACTTCTACGTCATCGCCACGACGGTGATTGGGACGTCCACAGTCACGGACACCACGTCTGCGGCGACGGGCTACGCCACCGCGTTCGACCTGTCCGAAGACATCGGGGACTATCTGCCGCCACACTCCGCGCGGTACCTGATCGCGGACGAGGATCGGCTAGTTGTTTTCGGCAGCTTCGAAGACGAAGACCGTGATTCGTCGATGTCATGGACTCCGGTCCATAACGCGACTGGTGTCGGGAATGACGAGCGCATCACGCTGGATCCAGTGAGCGTGTTGAATCTCGATGGCTTCGAAGGCGGGCGCATCTCGGATACGTGGTCGGCGGTGGCGGGTGAAATCTGGGTGTTCAAGGACTACCACACCTACAAAGTGAACCGCACCGGGATCCGCATCAACGCCTACGAGCCGCACACGATCAGCAAGACGTGCGGGGCGATCGAGGGCTCTGTGGTCGAAGGGGTGGACGAGTCCGGGAACCCCTCGCTGTACTTTCTCGATCCCGCGATTGGTCCCTGCCGAGCCAGAAAGGGCGTGATCCAACGCTGCGGCAAAGACATCTGGCGCACGTTCCAGACCATCAACCTCGATGCCACGGTGGTGTGCCGGTCGCTGTTCTACCCGACCACAGCGCAGGTGTTTTTCAACATCGCGACAGACGACAGTGACGTGCCGGACTTCGGGTTGACGCTGCAGACCAACGAACAGCGGCAGGCGCCGAACGGCGAAGCGCGGCGTGGCTGGACGACGCGCACCGGGCCCTCCTGCGGGTCGCTGACGATGGGCCTCTACTCCGACAACATCGATGACGACACGGCGCGGTCCAAGGTGCTCGTGCCGTTCATTGGTGTCGAAGGCGACGGCCTCGTGTGGCGGTTGGATACCGGCGACGACGACAACGGGACGGAGTACTCGGCCTCCATCGTGACAAAGCCATTTGCGCTGGCGGACCTGCAGACGGCCTTCGAGATCAAAACGGCCACCCTGGTGGCGAAGGCGCAGGAGGACGCGCGGCTGTCGGTGTCGGCCATCCCGAACTTCGGCACGACGGTCACGAAGTTGGCCGAAGAAGTGGACCTCACGCCGGCGGGTGATGAGGCGCACGTGACGCGGTTCATGGACGATCTCGGGCTGGCTGAATGCACGGTCGTGCAGGTGCAGTTCGCGGACACGGACACACCCGGAGAGCGGTGGGAACTGGCGCGGTGTGCGCTGACGGTGTCGGCGGGGCAGGGGGATTGAGATGTATTCCCCCCAGAATGCCAGCGGCCTGCCGTCGGAAACGCTGTCGGAGTTTCAGTACCTCTCCGCGAAACTCCGGGCATGGGTGGCGGTGGATCACAACGAAGACGGGACACATCGAGTCACGTCGGCCAGCGCCTCCAATCGGCTCGTGGGTGAGATCGTGATGTGGGGCGTGGGGACGGCGCCGTCACTGTGGCGGCTCTTGGACGGCACGCCACTGTCGCGCACGTCCGAGCAGGCGCTCTTCGAACTCTGGGGCACCACCTACGGCGTTGGGGACGGCTCGACCACGTTTGGCACGCCGGACATGCGGCAACGGGTGCCGCTGGGCAAGGCGGCGTCCGGGACGGGCAACACGTTGGGAGCCACGGGCGGCTCGATCGATCACACGCACTCGTTCAGTGGGGCCACAACCGGGGCGGGTGGGAGCCACTCGCACACAGCGAGCACGGGATCGGCGTCCGACCACACGCACACGTTTATCGCTTCCACGAGCGTGGAGAACGGCTTTGATACTCAGGCCGGCACGGGCGCGGATCGGACGACGACCCATCAGCACACGGTGAGCGGCACGACGGATGCCGGCGGGTCGCACTCACACACGGTGACGGTGGACAGCGCCAGCGATCACACGCACTCGCTCGGGAGTGGGAGCACGGGCAGTGGGAATATGCCGTACCTCGTGGTGAACTTCATTGTGTACGTCGGGGTGTAGAGATGGCGACACGCGATCAGGCCAAGCAGCAATACGACGACTACATCCGGGGACGGAACGGGGCGCCGAACGCCGACACCGAAGGCGATTTCTCGAACCTGTGGAATCAGTCCTCGGAAGCGGGGATGTACTCCGGGCAGGGCTACGGCAAGGGCTGGGACGAGCTCTTCGGCGCGTTCAAGCCAACCCTGGATGCCAGGTGGAACGAAGGCCCCAAGAACGCCACGCCCGCGCAGCAGTGGAACGCGCAGCCGGGCGGCGGGACAGGTGCGGTGTCGCAGATGGGCGGCCGGAGCGACGAGCTCTACAAGACCCTGATGGACCGCGTGCAGGGTGGCATCAATGTGAACTCCAGCGATCCGCTGGTGCGCGCACAGGTCGATCCGATGGTCGCGCAGCAAGAGCGCGCGATGCGCAACTACATCGACGACACCGCGGAACGCTCCGGGCCGCTGGCGAACCTGCAGGGTGAACGGAGACTGGCAGCGGAGCGCATGGGCCAGCAGGCCGGGGCGTTCGAGTCCGAAGTCATCGGCCGGATGATCGAGGGCGAGCGCGGCGACATCAATCAGCGGCTCCAGATGTACGGCGATCTGCTGTCGAACGACCAGCGACTGGCCCTGCAGCGCGAGCTCGGGTACCTGGACGACGCGGGCCGGACGAAGGATCGCGATCTCCAGCGGTACGGCATGGGGATGTCGAACGATCAGTTCTTGCGGCAACTCGCCTTGCAGGAATGGAATGACCGCAACAAGTGGGATTACACCTGGGGCATGGGAGGAGAGTAGGCCATGGGACTGTGGGGCGCATTGGGCAAAGGACTCGGGGCGATCGGCGCCGGCGTGGCCGCGCCATTTACGGGCGGGATGTCACTCAGCCTCCTGCCGAGCATCCTCGGGGCTGGTGGGGCGGCGGCCGGCGCGATGGGTCAGAGCAAGACGCAGAACCGCGACGCGAAGTTCAGCGGGCAAATGGACCTCGAGCGCCTGCTGATGGACCGTGACGCGCAGTCGCAGGGGATGCGGATCGACCGCGAGAAGGAAGGGCGGGAAGGCCGCAATGACGCGTGGCGGGCGATGCTGCGGGCGTCGCGGACGCTGGACCCCGGCGCACAGCCGCAGCTGTCGCCGTATTCCATTGCGCCGAGGATGACGAGCGACACGGAGAAGGCCGGCGCGCAGGCGATGCTGTCCGAGGTGATGAAACGCCTCGAAGGCGGGAACCCGATCCCCGAGGTGACGGAACGCCCGATGTCGGTGGATCCGCGGCTGCTGGATCCGTCCAAGGGGGAAAGCATCCTCGGCGGACTGGGCGCCGGACTGAGCGCGGCTGCTCCTCTCCTTGATGCCTTGAGGCGACCACCGATGAATACGGCCCGCAGTATTGGCGGCAGGTACTACTAGCCATGCCGCGCTATGGGTTCACCAATCCGGGGGCGAACGCTGGCAACGCCATCCAGCAGTTCCTCATGCAGCAGATGCTGATGGAGCGCGAGCGGCTGGAGCAGGAACGCGCGGCGCGCGAAGAGGCCGCGCGCATGCAGCAGCAGGCCGAACAGCGCAAGATGGCGCAGCAGCAACTGGAACTCCAGCAGCAGCAAGAGCAACGCATTGCGGCGGCGCAGCAGCAGCAGCAGGCCGATCTGGAGAACGAGCGCAACTTCCGGCGCGCGACGACGATCGCGGATTCCGCCATGCCGGGTGATGCTGTCGATGCGCAGACCGCCGAACTCTTGCGCGCGCAGGGCTACGGCGGGCAGATGACACAGGGCCAGCCGACACAGGGCGCGCAGATTGGCGAGGAGGAAGGGATCCCGCTGTACGACGTCATCCCCGGCGTCATGCAGATGCGCGGCGGGTCGAAGTATCTGGGCCAGCGACAAGCGGCCCAAGAGCGCGCGGACCTTGCGGCACAGGGGCAGGCGGCGGCGGCTGAACGCGCGGCGGCGGATCGGTCGTTCCGCGAAGAGATGGCGCGGATGCAGGCGGGGAACCGCGGTGAACTCGACTCCGCGCGTGCAGAGACCGCACGGCTGAACAACGAGATCGCGGGCGTGAAACTGGAGCGCGAGAAGGCCGCCAACGAACAGGAGCGCGCGTGGCGCGACAAGACGGGTGAAGACTCGCGGCGGGTCACGGAGAATGCGCTGGCACTGGCGCGACGGGCGCGGAGTCATCCCGGCCTGCGGAAGACGCACGGGATCATTTCATCGCGCATCTCGGTGATCTCACAGGACGCCGCCGACTACAAAGGCATCCGCGATCAACTTGTGGCCGCGTTGACGCTGCCAAACCTTGGGGCACTCAAAGGCCCGATGTCCGACAAGGACGTGAAGTTCGTGAAGGATCTCGCCACACGACTGGCGAACGACCAGATGTCCGACGAGGAAGCCGTGCGCGCGATTGATGAGGCGATCAGTTTCCTTGAAAGCAAACTGGCGGCATCCGGCGGTGGTGAAGATGCAGGGCCGCGGAAGCCCACGGCGCAGGAATTGATCGACAAGTACAGGCCACCGCGATGAACCCCGAACTCGACGCGATCGTGCAGGCGATGATCGACGCGGGCGAATCTGAAGAGAACATCGCCAGCGTCATCCAGGCCTATCAGCCGATGGCGAGCCATGAGCCGAGCACGCCGAAGTCGCCCATCGCGGCCGGTGTGATGGCGGCTGGGGCGATGGCTCCCGGCGTCGTGTCGATGGCGAACAAAGCGGCGGGGGGATTGAAGACGATCGCGAAGTCGCGGTTGGGTCGGCTCACCCCCGGTGTCATCGCCTTGGATGCGCTCTGGGGTCTCAAAGACGGTGACATCGCCGGTGCCGCGAAGTCGGCGATCGGGTCCGCGGCGATGTCGCAGATTCCGCGGGCGCTGACGGCGATCCAAAAGGCCACAGAACCACTCAGCGGAGTCACGTCTACAGGCATCAAGTGGGCAGCCAAGCCGGGGGCCGGTCCACTGATCTCGCGTGGGGCGAGTGGGTTGAGCAAGATCGCCGGGGCGGTCGGGATACCGCTCCAAGTGCTGTCGATGGCAATTGACGCCAACGAGATCACGCAGCAGATGATCGACGACCCGAACACGCCTCCCGAGCGCCGAAAGCTGCTGGAGGCTATGCAGGATCGTCATGCTGATCCGACGTGGATCCCATGACGTGCACGACGCCGATGACGATCACGAGGATAAAGGTCAGGCTCACGCGGATGAGCCGGTCCACGTCCACGAGCCAGAGGCCGATGAGGAGCAGGAGCGCCAGCACGTCGAAGTAACGGCGCATAGGGGCGAGTGTACCACCAGGGCGGCCTGACCGGGCGTGACAGCGCCCGGCCAGACCTGAGCACGACCCGCCAGTAAAGGAGCTGGCCGGCCATGCCTGACGCGATCGTGAACAGATCAGCTATAGGCTTGCAAGTACGACGAAAGGCGTATGGTGGGCCCAGTGTCGGTGGTTGATGAACTCCTACGCGTCTGGCCGATCCTGGCGGCGGTGGGCGCGGTTCTCTGGGGGGCCGTAATGTTTGGGCAAAACCTGCGGAATCGTGTATCCCGGCTGGGGCATCGGGTCGAAGCCGTGGCCCAAGAGCATGCCGCGCACGAGGACCTGTGCTCTGAGCGGTACGCGGCGATCGAGCGGCAGCACGTGGAACGAACCAAGCTTATTGACGAGCGCCACAAGGAGAACCGGGAGCGGTTCGACCGGCTGGAGAGCAAGTTGGACCGCCTGCTGGATCTGCGATGAATGACGTCGTCAGGCTCCGAGAGGCGATCGACATGACCGTGACCATGTCTGATTCGCAACTCGCTGAAGCCGCGTCACCGGGGGCGTCTCCGTCGATCGTGCGGATGATCGCGCGGATCAAGCGCGAGGATCCCTACGGGTGGCGGGCGTTGCGTGCGGAGATGGCGGGGACGGATCGCGCCGTGCCCATCGAGCCAGAATCCGCTCGCACGTGGTCGCTGGCGGCGGAGTCCGTGCGGCTGGCGTTTGTGAGCTACGCGGAGATTCAGTCGGTGGCGTCCCGTCTGCTCGTGTCACGGGCCACGATCTATGACCACCTGAAAACCTTGTCGGAGACATTCGAGATTGAGCGCAAGCGCGTCGGCCCGCGGTTGCAGTTCCGGATTGGCTCACGAAAGGCGGCCTGATGAAACGCATCCGTGTGGTGGAGGACTGTGGTGGAGAGCCGCTGTCCACGTCCTACGAAGCCGTGGTACTCGATGACCAGGACATGGCGGACTTCGTGCGGATGAAATCGGCGTTGCGGGACATCAGCCAGAGTCCGGACGGCACCCCGTTGACGGTGATCCGGCAGATGGCGCGGGAGGCGCTGCCACGATGAGCGACAAGGCGGGCTGCGCGCTGTTCGCGGCGTTACTGGTGCTCGCGGCGTACTTCGCCATCAAACTAGTGATGCACTTCTCTTGAGTCCTGCACGACAAGTCGGCCTGATCGCTGGCGCGTGGCGCTGCTGGGAACCCGCGTACCCCCGCGCGGCTCGCTGCTGTGGTGGCAGTGGGGGCGCTGTGTGGCCAGCGACAGGCCGTCGTCATCCAACCACCAACTGATACTCTGGTCGGGTCGGATCGTTGGGTTGATCGAGGGGATGCGGCAGCGATCCTCCAGGCACACACGTCACCAGTGATCGCCGCGCGAAGGTCAGCTCCAAGGTATCAGCCGGCGCACAGAAGTTGTTGGCGTGGACGTGGACGAGCTCGAACGACCGCCGCATCCCGCAGACAAACCGCTCGAGCGGCTCGAGGTGCTGATCGATCTCGTGGCACTCGATGATGAGCCCCACGAGCCGATCCTGATGCGCAAGGATGTCCGGCAGAATCTCCCACTCCGCTCCGTCGATGTCGATCTTGAGCAGGAGCCGGAAGCCGGAGAGCCGAGAGAGGGCGGCGCCAACGTGTGTGGTGGCTGGTGCACGTGCCCCGATGCGCTCGCGGTAGTGGGTCGCGTGCTGTGAGAAAAACGCTTCGTAGTCGCGCCAACGATGCCAGCGGTTGCGCACATACCGCCACGGCATCCTGCCCAGCATCCACTCCGCGAGGTGCGCCACGAAATCTCGACGCCAGCCCGCGCCAGAGATGGTGTGATCGTAGGCATGGACCGGCAGCGGCTTCATTCTGTGAACGTCGCGCTCAAAGGTCCAGTTCGGCCCGAGGCCCATGCTGACGAAGCCGTCCGCGTAGGTCACGAGCGACGCGGGCAACACATAGCCACCGTCGTGGTCGCTGCCGAGTCGGATCATGTGTTCGACGGCGACGGGCGCTAACCAGGCTGGAAGAGAGGCTGCGGTCATGGGCAGCACGAGAGCAAATCTGTCACCAGATCGCAAGCGTAAAACGTATGGGACGATGGTCGTACGTTTCAGCGCGAAGGTTCAGGCTGTGGAGACTTCGGTCTGACTGCTGAAATGGTTGTGCAAAAAATTTCGCGGATTAGCCCTGATCCCGAGTGACAGAAATATTAAATCCGTCTTAATGTGTGCCACTCGTTACCTAAGCGATAACCCGTACGAAGTTTTCGCAAACCAGGAGGCGACTCTCCCATGCGTCGTACTGATTCCCGTGTTCGGCCTCATCCCGATGCGCGTCTAGCCAGGCTGCGCGAACTGTTTCCGGCGCTCACGTCTCGACAGTTGAGGGTGGTTCTCGCTTGGGGGGAGCGATTCTCCGTCGCTTCAGTTGCGCGATCGTCTCAATCAGCAGGTCCCGGTCGGCGTCGTCCAGCCTGAGGACTTCACTGACGAGCGACCGATCAGTCAAGCGATGCGTCGCGATGGCTGACGGCGAGGTGTGGCTCACGCGGCGGTCCTGTCCAGAGCGGCGTTGCTTGGCGCGGCGCTCCGTGTAGGCGCTGATGCCGGGCTGCAGGAGTTGGTACGCGGAGATCCCGAAGAAGTCCGCCATGCGATCCCAGTACTTCAGCGGAAACTCCCGGTGATCTTCCTTCATGATTTTGCTGATCCAGCTCTCACTTTTCCGGCACCAATCCGCCAAGTCCTTCCGCGTGAGCCGACGCCCTTTCAGCAAGGCGTCGATGTTCGCTTTCATCTGACGATTCGCCTGCATAGATGTCACTGGATCTATCACGAAAGCGCATGGCACCCGCGCCAAGGGCCGAATTTATTGCGTGAACAGAACTATTGACACCAGCGCCAAGTCGCGCTTATACTCACGTCCATGCAGTCAGGACCCACACAGTTCAAGGATTGGATGCATCGGCGCCGCTTCCTGCAACGGGAAGCGGCCGATTACTTCGGCTGGCATGAGACGTACATCTCGCAGTTGCTCAGCGGCGCTCGCACGCCTGGACTGGACAACGCCGTCCAGATCGAGCGCCAGACGGGCATTCCTGTTGAGGCATGGATGCCAAGCGAGTTGGACAAAGCCAACGAAAACGGTGCCAAGAACGGCTCTAAAACCAAGTTGCACAAGGCGTAAAGCGTCATGCCATTTGGTGTACATAACGTGTCCTATCGGGCGTCAGCCCACTTGGCATCGGCGCTAAGTTGCGGGATTTTCTTCGACAAACCGGCGGGTGGGCGCCTCACTCTAGCACGGGTGGCGTGAGATGCCCTACCTCGACTCGCTGACGCCGGCCTTGCCCTTTTCTGAACCCACGACCTCGCGTGAGGCGGCGGTGGCGGCGCAGGACTTTGCGGCCTCTCAGCGCTCGCGGGTGCTGGCGTGGCTGCGGGACCGCTGGTCGCATGGCGGGACGCAGAAAGAGGCGGCCGAGGCGCTGGACATCGCGCGGCAGAGTGTGTGCCCGCGGTTCGATGAACTGGAGAAGTCGGGGGACATCATCCGCTCGGTGTCTGAGCGCAGGCTGCGGTGCCGAGTCTACTTCGTGGTGAGGCGATAGATGCGAGTCAAGTTGGTGGACATCGTCTTCGGTGCCGGCACGCAAGTGCGCGCGGCCATCAACGATCAGCTCGTGACGGACTACGCCGAGCGAATGGCGGAGGGCGTGGTGTTCCCGGCGATCGTGCTGTTCCACGATGGCAACGCGCACTACTTGGCTGACGGGTTCCATCGGTTTCTGGCGGCACAGCGGAACCAGTTCCCAGACATCGACTCCGACGTTCACGCAGGCACCAAAGAAGACGCGCTGTGGTTCGCGTTGGGGGCTAACAGGGCCAACGGTCAGCGAATGACGCTGCTCGATAAGCAGCACGCTGTTGCCATTGCGTTGAACACCTGGCCGAACAAGATGCAGCGCGAGATCGCTGAACAGGTCGGGTGTCACCCAAGCCTTGTCTCCGAGGTGTACCGAAAGTCTACCGGTAGTGAACCTGTACTGCGCGGCCGCGCGTTGCAAACCAAAGAGAAGCGTGACCGCGTGCGCGATCTGATTGCTGGCAGCAACATGGGCGCGGAGTCGATTGCCAGAGAGGCCAAAGTGAGCCGCACATTGGTGACGGACGTGCGCGTCGAAATGGGGCTGTCTCGCGTGAGCACGAAACCGGTCGATGTCTTGGCGCGGCGCGAGCGCATGCGCGACATGGCGGCTGATGGCTACACGTCGCGCCAGATTGCGAGCGAGATCGGGCTTGATGTTTCGACAGTTGGGCGCATTGCCAAAGAGCATGGCATCGACGTGCCGGCCGATCGGGTCGTTGGCAAGACCACGAAGAAGCACGACTCCAACCGCATCGTGCAACGCATGGTGATGGACGCAGAGAACCTCTGCGCCGACGTGAATCTGATTCAGTTTGCCGACTTGGACCGCTCGCAGATCGCGCACTGGGTGCAGTCGCTGAACGAGTCCCGTGACCAGTTGGGTGGCTTTATTCGACGTCTGATGAAGGAGCACAAGAATCATGGCGAAGCAGCCTAAGACCGCCACCGCGCGCACGTCCAAGGTCGGGCGTGTCTCGATCGCGAAGATGCGGGTTCCGCCGGCTGGTGTCTCACAGCGCAAGTTCAGCAGGGCGCAGGGTGAAGAGATCGCGTCCAATCTCGATCTCGATAAGCTCGGGTTGCCCATCGTGAACGTGCGCGACGGGATCCCGTGGGTGCTCGACGGACAACACCGGATCTATGCGCTCAAAGAAAACGGCTTTGAGGCGTACGAGATCGAGTGCGAGATTTACGAAGGACTGTCGGACGCCGAGATGGCCGACATCTTCTTGGGCCGCGATGATCGGCGGCCTATCAACGTGTTCGAAAAGTTTCAGGTGGCGTGTACTGCGGAGCGCAAGCGCGAGACGGACATTCGCCGGACCGTGGAATCGCAGGGCCTGAAGATCAGCCAGACGAAAGATGCCGGGTGTATCGGCGCTGTTGGCGCACTCGGGCGCGTGTATGACCGCGCTGGCGCCGCCGTGCTCGGTCAGGCGCTGCGCACGATTCGCGATGCCTACGGCGGCGATCCGAATGCGTTCGACGGGGAACTGATACAGGGGCTGGGCCTCATTTACAACCGCTACAACGGCAAGACCGATGAGAAGGCGCTGGCGACGGCGCTCAGCGCTGCGGCGCATGGCGTGCGCGGCCTGATGCGTCGCGCGGAAGCCCAGCGTGAGCGGACGGGCAATCAGAAGTCGCACTGCGTGGCGGCCACCGTGGTTGACATCTACAACAAGGGCCTCGGGCCTCGAGCTGGCAAGCGGTTGCCGACGTGGTGGAAAGAGGCCTAGCGTCATGGCTGACATTTCCCCGGCGCGTCGATCAGCAATGGCGGACAGTCGCGGACGGCGGCCTCTGCCTCCAGGTACTGATCGAGTGTCGATCGCAGGGTCTCAAGGTCTGAGCGAGCAGGACGTGATCGCGGAGCTGTGCGGCGATCAGGTTTCTTTCGAAGGCTCGGCCGAAACGCAAGGACGTTTGATCGCCGAGGCGATTGTGGCGGCGGTATACGGGAGTCATCGCTCATATGAGTAGCTCACCCGTTCAGTCTCGCCGCACGCCCGATCTGAGCCAAGTGCGGACTTCGACGTTGCGGGCTGACGTGCGTCGAAAATCGACGCCGCTCGAGAATGCGGCCGGAATCATCGAGATGACGCCACAGCAGATTGCCTCGGTGTGTTTTGACGAATCGGTGATCGGCGCGGGGTTGACGAACAAGGAGATCGCGGCGGCGCTGGACGTGAACGAGTCGATTGTCGGCCGCTGGCGGAACGTGGACGCGCGGGAGACGCCCTCGCTGTTCTACGTGTTGAAGCTCGGGCCGGACTTCACGCGGCTGTTATTTCGCGGCTTCTCACGGCGGTACGGCTGGGGGCAGAAGTCGCTGCTGGATGTCGTGGGGGCCCTCGGGGATCTGGTGGTCACGGTATCGGAGGAGTGAGCCATGAACAAAGTCCTGTGGATGCCTGACGAGGACGATCCCCACGAGGGATCCGGGGCGATCTCGTGGATGGCGGTGCTGATCGCGCTGGCGTTTGGCCTGATCGCGGTGCTGTGGCGATGAGCGTCCATCCCTTTCGCAAGCCGGAGGTCGATCCGTGGCCGTCTGTGGAGGACGCCCGCGAGGACCTGTGTCCCTGGTGCGAAGCGATGCCGACAGAGCGGCACACGCCGCCGTGTCCGCTCTACGCCCCGGCCTTTGACGAACTCTCGTGGTGTGACGCGTGCGGGACTGAATTTTTGACACGGTGTGCGTGCGATGGGCACGACGACTGCGAGGAGAGGTAATGGCTGGATTTCAACGCGCGAAGGCTGAACAGGCCGCGATCAAGATGGGCATCTATGGACCTCCGGGGGCGGGGAAGACGTTTACCTCGCTGCTGATGGCCGAAGGACTCGCCGCGCTGAGCGGCAAGCGGATCGCCTACGTCGATACCGAGCGCGGGACGGACTTCTACTGCAAGGCGGTGGCGAATCGCGCGGTGCATCCGGAGGCGTTCGACTTCGACGCACTCTATACGCGCAGCTTGACCGAAGTCGTGGCGGCGGTGAAGGCGCTCAAGCCGGACGTCTACGGCGTCGTGGTCATTGATTCCATTACGCATCTCTGGGAGGCCGCGATGGCCGCCTACACCGGAGCCAAGACGAAGCAGGGCGGGATTCCCATGCACGCATGGGGACGCATCAAGCGCCCGTACAAGGAACTGATGACGCTGCTGCTCAACTCGCCGATGCACGTCTTCATCCTTGGCCGTCAGGGCAACGTGTTTGAGGAAGACGAAGAAACCGAGGAACTCAAGAAGGTCGGCGTCAAGATGAAGGCCGAGGGCGAGACGCCGTACGAGCCGCACGTCCTCATTCGGATGGAGTCTGAGCGCCCGCAGAAGACCAACGAGGTCGCCACGATCTACGCCTACGCCGAGAAGGATCGCACGGGTGTACTGTCAGGGCGCTCGTTCGCGAACCCGACGTACAAGACGCTCATCGAACCCATCATCGGACTACTGGGTGGCACACAGGCCCGTACGGCCACTGAAGACGAGGCCGCCGTCATGGATGCCGAGGCGCTCGAGCGCGATGACCGGGACCGCGCCTCACGGTCCAAAGACCTGTTACGCACCATGAGCGCCAAGATCGACCTCGCTTCCACAGTGGCTGACGTGCGCGGGGTTGGGAAGGAAATCACGCCCAAGCTCAAGGCGCAGATGCTGCCGGTCGATGTCGCGTTGCTGCGCGAGCACTACTTGGCCCGAGAGAACGCCATCAAGGCGCAAGCGGCTGAGAACAACAAACTCGACGCGGAGATCGCGTCTGGCGAAAAGGTGAACTAGTGAGCCGGAGCCCGCAGTACCAGTTCGTGGGTCCGGTGGCGCTGGACGGCAAGCTGGATGCCGATGTGCGCGTGCAGGTCGCGGACTACATCCGGACATTTGCCGGCGAAACCATCGAACTCAACGTCCGGAAGTACAAGTCGAAGCGGTCGCTGGCGCAGAACGCGCGGTACTGGGCGCTCTTGACGTGCGGGGCGATCTCGCTGTGGGAAGACCCATCACAGACGGAGGTCTTGCACGAGGAGATCGCGCATCTGCTGTTGGCGTTGCCGCCGTGCGAGAAGACCGGCCTTCGGCGCCGGATGCGGACGCCGAAGCTCAATACGTCGGAGTTCTCGGTCTACATGGAACGCGTGCAGGACAAGTTGATCGAGTTGGGGGCTGACCTGTCGGATTGGGACGACTACACACGACGCTTCGCGGAGGCAGCATGACGAGACGCTACTGCGAGATGTGCGATGAGTGGTACGGCGCGGCGGTGCGTGAGTGCCCCGCGTGCGGCGACGAAACCGTGAAGGCCGACATTGAACCGCCCGAACCGGACGGCGAAGCCTTCCGCGGCGGGGAAGCCGCCGCGTACGAGCGCGAACAGATGTCAGCGGCTCAGAGGCTCAAGTGACCCACGCGGAGCGGAAGAAGCGCGAGTACCACGCCTTGCGCGAGGAGCACGTCTGCGTCGATTGCCGATGTGCGGATGTCTATCGGCATGTGCGCTGCGCCTTGTGCCGGTGTATCCGGGCCATGCGGGCTCGAGCGAAGCGGAGGGCGGCATGACCAGCCACGATCTGACGGCGCGCGGGTTTCGGAAGCACAGCGTCTTGCCGCAGGCGTGGACCTACTGCCCCTCCTGCAAGGGTTATCGCTGGTTTGTGTGGTGGGTGGGACCGCAGCATGGGTGGACGGTGACGACGTGCGCGGGTTGCCAGCAGGTTGAGCATCACGATGAGGCCTTCGTGGCTCGGCAGCCGATTGTGCAGCACCAGAGGACGGCATGACCGAGGCTCTCGACTTTCTCGGAAGCTGGTTGGAGCGGCCTGGGATGGCGATCGCCTTCGGGTTGCTGGTGGGCCTGGTGGCCTACTGGGCGCTGTGTCGGCTGGCGGACGCGATCCGATCAGGGGAGGGCTACCGTGCGATGGTTCGCGATCTGGAAGGCCTGGAGAGAGGCGCGGTATCAGCGACGCCTCGGGTTGGCGTACCGCCCGCGGCCGTATGCGCTGAGTGTCTGGCTCGCGCCCGAGCGCCCGAGTGTCACTGCGACCTGTGTACGTTCCATCGCCGATTGGTTCGGGGATCGACGTACATCCAGGGCCGATCGGTGTCGGTGAACTGAGGAGAGAACGATCAAGAAAGGGACACACGAGGTGATTCGATGACGAAGCGAGATGTACGGGAACAGGGCCGGATCATTCTGGCCCACGGTGAGGCGACTGGACACTGCCATGAAGTCGTGGCGGTGGACACCGGCCTGCCGCCGTCGATGGAGGCGGCGCAGTTTTTCGAGGTTGATGGCCTGCGGACGTTGATCGTGCTGGCGCCGTGCGAACTGCGGCATCAGGAGCACGCGCCGATCGCGCTGGATCCAGCGTCACCGATCATGTGGCGGCAGGGCGATGTCCTTGGGATCCCGACTGCGCCTGGAACATGGCGGATCGAGCGGCAGCGCGAACAGTACTCACCGAACGAGTGGCGTCAGGTCGCGGATTGACAATGGCCCGCACGCCCGACTTCGATCGCTACGTGGCAGCCTGTGACTATCCAGGCACCTTGGACGAGGCCGTGGTGACGGCATCGCTCCAAGACTATCTTGGCGCGCTTGGCGTCTCGCGAGTCGTGCGCCGCCTGCCGGCGGGATGGGATCTGGGCACTGAGGAACCACTCAGGCGGTCTGTGTGGACCGTGCTCGAGGACATCGCGAAACGCTGTGGGTGGCCCGCCAGCGATGCCCTCGATGCCCGCGATGCCCGCGCTGCCCTCGATGCCCTCGCTGCCCGCGCTGCCCTCGCTGCCCGCGATGCCCGCGATGCCCGCGCTGCCCGCGCTGCCCTCGCTGCCCGCGATGCCCGCGCTGCCCTCGATGCCCGCGATGCCCGCGATGCCCGCGATGCCCGCGATGCCCTCGCTGCCCGCGCTGCCCGCGCTG